GGGATGGTAGGTAAACCATATATACATCTACCGCCTCGTGACGGAGAAGCTAAATCAACCCTTGCGGATATTACTAAGCTTAAAACTTTACTTAACCTTACCCCTATAAATAAATTAGAAGAATACATTAATAAAAAGATTTTACTATGAAAATTGTGATACCAACTTTAGGTCGTGTTAATAATCAAGTGACTTACAACAGTCTACCTGATAAATGGAAAAAAGAAGTAACCTTCGTTGTCCAAGCGCACGAATACGAACAAATGAAAAGCATCTATGGCGATCAAGTTTTATCGCTGCCAGAAGAAATCAGAACTCTTGCTCCAACGAGAACCTGGATACAACAACACTTTTTTAAAGATAGATATTGGGTATTTGATGACGACCTCAAGTTCTTTATCAAAGACTATGTAAACGATGGTAAACGTAAATGGGCATCAGTTGATATGACTGAAAAAGACTTTGATGAGATGATTCAACATGCTCACGATTTTATGGATAAAGGATATGCGCACGGAGGTTGTGCATCTAATTGGATTATGCCTTGTCCACCAAAACCAGGCGGCGGACCAGGTGGTGGTGATGACTTATATCCATTCAGAAGTAATTTCAGACAATGCACCAACTGTTTCTTTGATGGGCCGAATCTACCAGTAATTGAATGGGATAGATGTCCAGCAACTGAAGATATGGACGGAACACTTCAATTATTATTCAAAGGTATTCCTAATATAATCTTTATGAGACACAGAGTAAATTGTTCAGAAACTAATTCAGACGGTGGATGTTCAGAATATCGAACAGTCGACTTTCATAACGAATCACAAAAGAAGTTTCAAGCTCTATGGCCAGACTACGTCAAATTAAAAGAAAAGATAGTACCATCTGGCCCTTGGAAAGGTGAAACAAAACTAAACGTTGAAGTTGCTTGGAAGAAAGTATACAATGACGGTGTAAAAAATAATAGAGAAGTATTTCAAACCCTATCGGAATTTATGGCATAATGAGTAACTATACATACGCAAGCATCATACCACTTATTGGTGGTGAAACAATAGCAATGCAAAATGCATTCGGAAAGAAACCAGAGTACATTATGTCTTATAAGGCATTCGGTGCTAATGATTCTCAAATCTTGAATCATTACAAACATAGCATACCTTATCATATTTTAGATGAAGGTGGGAAACACGGAGGTCAAGTAGATGTGGTCAATTCAGTTTGTCCTTGTGCTGGTCTTTCAATGTTAAACGTAAATGCTAGTTCTGATTCTGCAACAAATGATTGGATGTTAGAATCAGCCAAATATGTTTTAGGTGAAGTAAAACCAAAAGTATTTTGGGGTGAGAATGCGCCAGGTCTTTATGGAAACATGGGTAAGCCTGTGGTAGAAAAACTAAAGAAGATTGGTGAATACTTTGGATATTCAATGACTTTATATAAGACTAAATCAACCCTACACGGTTTAGGTCAAGTACGTAATCGTTCTTTTTACTTCTTTTGGAAAGATGATTCAGTTCCTTATATTCCATACTTTAGTAAAGAGAAAGAACCCATTGAAGATTGTATTAGAAACGCATTTGTTTCAGATGATGACCCAATGAATGAATTGGTTAACGATAAGAAACCAAGTGATGACCCTTGGTATAGATACATACTAGAAGAACTACATGGTGGTATATCTCACAAAGAGTTCTTTGCTCAATTAGAAAAGTCTACAAACACTTTAAGTTATATCGAAGAAACACAAGGTATAACACACTATCCAGTCGTAAGCGAATGGATGTCAGAAAATGGATTTGATAAAGAAGCTGCTAAGTGTCTAAGGATAGATGCTAAATATAAAGCAGGCGGAAACATAATGAAACGCGGTGTCGAATTTGGTAAAGGTCATACCTCAGCTTTTGTGGGACACTTTGCCACACAATTAGTTCACCCCGACGAAGATAGATTCATTACTATCCGTGAAGCTTTATCAATTATGAAAATGCCAAAAGATTTTCAACTCGTTGGCGGTAAGAAAAATCTAAATATGATTTGTCAGAATGTACCAGTGAGTACAGCACAAGATATGGCTCAAAGCGTAAAAGATTATTTAGATGGTAAGTTGGATAGGTTTAATACACAGTTTATTAGACAAAACAATACCAATCGCTCACATGAGTTTGAAGAACACACACTCGAGGAGTTTCTTAAATGAAAATAAATGTGTACAAATGTCTTCTCGTAGTGTATAATAGTATACATTAAAAAGGATTAATTATGTCGTTATTAGATAAACTAAAGAAAAACTCAAAGATAGATGGAACAAATGTTTTAAGCAAGAGTTCCCTCTATTCACAAAAAGACGTATGCACGACATCAGTACCAATGATTAACGTCGCACTATCTGGCTCGCTAGATGGTGGACTGACATCAGGTCTAACAGTTTTGGCTGGACCGTCAAAACACTTCAAGACCTCATTTGGATTATTGATGGCTGCTGCATATTTAAAAAAGCACGAAGATGCTGTTTTATTGTTTTATGATTCAGAGTTCGGTTCACCGCAATCGTACTTCGAAGCATTCGGTATTGATACAGATAGAGTATTACATACACCAATTCCTAACGTTGAAGAACTTAAATTTGATTTAGTAAATCAATTAGAGCAAATTGAACGTGGAGATAAAGTAATCATTATGATTGATTCAGTCGGCAACCTTGCATCAAAGAAAGAATTAGATGACGCGTTAAGTCAAAAGTCTGTTGCTGATATGACTAGAGCAAAAGCTCTTAAAGGACTATTCCGTATGGTCACACCATACTTAACTATGAAGAACATTCCATTATTGGCAATCAATCATACTTATCAAGAGATTGGTTTATTCCCTAAAGCAATTGTCTCGGGTGGAACTGGTATTATGTATTCAGCTGACAATGTATGGATTATTGGACGTCAGCAAGAAAAGCAAGGAACTGAAATCAAAGGTTACCATTTCGTAATCAACATTGAGAAATCTCGTTTCGTAAAAGAGAAATCAAAGATTCCTATTTCAGTTACTTGGGAAGGCGGCATTGAGAAATGGTCTGGTCTTACAGATGTTGCTCTAGACTTAGGATATGTAAAGAAACCAAAAGTTGGTTGGTATCAAGCAGTTAACCCTGCAACAGGAGAAGAACTAACTGGTAATAAACGAATGGCCGATACTCTGAAAGCAGAATTTTGGAAAGATGTATTTGATAAAACTGATTTCGCTCGTGCGATTAAGAACAAATATTCCGTCGGTCATGTAACCATGATTACAGAAGACGATGAGAACGAAGATAACTAGTGACACATTCGGCTATGTTGAAAGTGCCGCTTCTGATTTATATTCCATCAAACTAAAAAAAGGTAGATGGAAAGGTGTTATCTTTACATTCGGCAAAGTAGATTTAAAAGAAGATAAAGAGAACGACCAGTTAGCAGTCAACTTTCAATATAAAATTGAAGACAGTGGTAAGAGGTATACCGAAGATGAACTTACAGATAGTTCAAAGTTTAAGGAATATCTAAGTTATATATTAAGATTTATATTAGAAGAAGAATTTGGTGAATATGCAGAACGTCCCGCGACTGATATTAAAGAAGATTTGTAATGATGAACAATTCGCTCGTAAAGCTTTACCTTTTGTAAAATCTTCGTACTTCGAAGGTTCAGAAAGAATCGCTTATGATTTGATACTTGAATTTATTACAAAGTATAATTCACTCCCATCAAAGTCTGCGTTACAGGTAGAGTTTGTAGACTCTACTAAAAACACAGAGAATAATCAAGATGTGCTAGATATAATCAGTGATGCCATCGTTGATGAAAATATTGATGATAAGTGGATGTTAGAAAAGACAGAGGCTTGGTGTAAAGAGCGTGCGCTATTTCTTGGTGTTATGAAGTCTATTCAGATAATGGACGGAAAAGAACAAGAGTTAGATACAGGAGCAATACCTGATATCCTCACAAAAGCTTTACAAGTTTCTTTTGATAGAAACGTTGGCCACGACTATATTGAAGACGTAGATGGCCGATTTGATTTCTATCACCGTGTAGAAGAGAAGATGCCATTTGATATTGATATGTTGAATACTATCACTAATGGTGGAATCACAAACAAGACTCTTAATATTATTCTTGCAGGAACTGGTGTTGGAAAGTCATTAGCAATGTGTCACTTTGCAGCTGCAGCTCTGGACCAAGGTAAAAATGTTCTATACATTACTTTGGAAATGGCTGAAGAAAGAATCGCTGAACGTATTGATGCTAATCTTATGGATACACCGATTGACCAACTCAATGCTCTAAGTAAAAATCAATTCACAGAAAAGATTGATAAAATCAAAGCAAAGACTCGTGGTAGATTAATCATTAAAGAGTATCCAACTGCATCGGCTCATGTCGGTCATTTCAGAGCTCTATTGAATGAATTAGAATTAAAGAAAGACTTTAAACCAGATGTTGTCTTTGTTGATTATCTCAACATTTGTGCATCGTCTCGTATCAAAGGACTTGGCGGTAATGCTGGTACTTATCATATGGTAAAAGCAATCGCAGAAGAGATTCGTGGATTGGCTGGTGAATTTAATGTTCCTATCTGGTCAGCAACCCAAGTTACTCGGGGTGGATTCAATTCATCTGATGTTGAATTGACTGATACTTCAGAATCATTTGGATTGCCAGCTACAGCTGATTTGATGTTAGCAATGATATCAACTGAGCAACTAGAAGGTATGAATCAAGTGATGTTCAAACAATTAAAGAATCGTTATAATGACCCAACCAAGAACAAACGATTTGTGGTTGGAATCGATAGACCTAAGATGAGACTATATGAGCTAGATGAAAGTGCTCAAGACGATGTACTACCAGATGTTCACGAATATACAATTGGAGAATCAAGTAACAATAACCAAGATTTTAGTTCATTCACAGTATGAGTTCAATAAACGAAGCAATTAAAAAATTTTTAGAGAAAGGTGCAAAAAAAACTGAGCGTAATATGAATGCTCACAATAAACCTTTCATAACCATAAAACAACATGAAACAAATAAACATTAATATAACCCTATCGGAGCTATTTTTCTATCTATCATTAGCCTCGGTAGTAGCATCAATTATCATTTGGTGTGGTGGTATGCCAGGCGTGCATCCAACAATGGCAAAAATGCATGGCATATTCGTGGGCCTTTGGGCACCTACTTTGATGTCATTATCTAATCGATATAAAGGCAATTAATCCAAAAGTGCTGGGTAACACTGTAAAAACTGCCCATTTTTTTCATAAAAATGCATAAAAATCATTGACTTTTATGTATTTTTGTCGTAATATTATAATATGAAACAATTAATTATACTATCATTATTCGCAATTTTTTCAACTGCTCAGGCATCATATACGGACAACGATGTTGTAGTAGCTACCATTATTTTAGAAGCAGGTGGTGAATATCATGTTGGAGCACTTGAAGCAGTTTATGAAGTAATAATGACACGAGCAGATAAGAGAAAGAAAACACCTGCTCAAGTATGTTTACAGAAATGGCAATTTTCTTGTTGGAACGGAATGGTTGTAAAAGACCAGATAGCAAAAGCAAAAGAACATCCACGTTGGCAGATTGCTCAAAATATTTTAGGAAAAGAAACTAACTATGTCAAAGGTGCAGACCACTATCACGCAGACTATATTGATACACCATATTGGGCTAAATCAATGAAAAAAACTGCTGCCATTGGCCGCCATATCTTTTATAAATAACTTATTATGGAACAATACACAAAATACTTAAAAGATAAAAAAGTCATCTTTGGATTAGTAGTAGTTGCTGCTATTCTATTTAACACAATCAAAGGATGTGGTTCTTGTGAAGAAAAGTCATCTTGTGACTCAGACCAAGCGATGCACCATATCTGCACTCCATCATGTAATCATGGTGGCGTTTAATTAGAACGGAGAAATATTATGATATCATATATTATAACATTCTTGCTAGGATCGCTTGTAGGCGCATTAGTAGCAAGAAACAATATCAAAAAGGTGAATGCGCTCGTAGATGAAGCTAAAGAACTTGCTGAAAAGGCAGAAAAAGAATTAGCTGAATTAAAAGCAAAAACCAAAAAACCAAGAGGAAACACAAGAAAGCGTAAGTAATGGAAGGCGCAGTAACAGCTTGGGAAAACCTCTCATACCTAGACGGAATACTCTTTACAGTATGGTTAGGTATTTTATATTATGGCAAGTGTTGGTTAGATAATTATTTCAAAAGAAAGTACGAAGAATCTAAATATTAAAATAGGAAATGTTTGGGCTAATCACAATGCTATTAAGCACATTAGGTGCGACAGGAATGGGCTCTATGCTCAAGATTGTTGGTGGATTAGTACAAAGCGCAAGTGATGCAAAAGAACAACAAGCAAAAAGAGAAATGGCCAGAGACTTGGCAATGTCAAACACAGACATCGAATTTCAAAAAGCCGTTTTCGGTGATGGGGGCGATAAAGACAGTAGTCTATTTACTCGTGCCACTAGAAGGCTTATTGCTCTTATCGGCATGCTCAACTTTGCAACCATCTCAATCATCTGTACCATCTGGCCAAACGTCGACCTTGTCACTTTCGTCCCACCAGAACAAGCAAGAGAAATCAAAGTCTTGTGGGGATTGTTCTCAATGCCCCTCGACGCAGGAGTCACCACGTCAATCACGACGGGGCACATCGCTCTCGTCTCGATTACCACTTTGGGAGCTATCATCGGGTTCTATTTCACACCCGGTGGAAAAAGATAACAACTAAGAAAAATAACTATGGATAAAAAAACAATCATCAAATATGCGCTTATCGCTGTCGCGGTATTTGCAGCCTATACCTTCTTCTTCGGAAGTAAGGCAGAAGCAAGTATAATCTCCGATGTTGAAATTGGAAATTATGAAAATCGAATCGACGGTGGTGTATACACTGCTGCCGATGCCAATTACGTAAAAGCATCTATTGATGTTCCTGTAATTGGTGCACTCGGATTATCTACCGACATCGAATATGTTGATGCTGATGCGTATCAATTATACACGACAGTTGGAGGTAACTTAGATACACCATTCGGTGACCTATCAGCTGGAATCTTATTCAGCACACTTGAAGGTGGTGATAACACTTACGAATTTGTAGGTGCTTATGACGTCACACTTCCTGTGGTAAATCTAGACGCGGTTTTAGATTTAGGCGCCACTGAAGATGGTGTATATACAGTTGACCTAACAACTGCAATCCCATTAGCACTAACAGACGCGTTTGATATTATTGTCGGCGCAGCTTATGGACAATCATTCGAAGCAGCTCAAGATTATACATATACTCTTGGATTTGCTCGCATTCAATTTGACGCATTATATGCTCAAATTAATTATCTAGATAATGATTTGTATGGTAACGGTTACGAAGCTACAACCGATTTTGGTTTGTCGCTGACATTCTAAACGTTATATGATTTAATCAAAGGAGTCACAGTAGTGGCTCCTTTTTTTATAAATAGATATCATGGTGGACTTTAGAGAAGGGTCACTCTATAAATATTATAGAGCCGAACTGGACGAAATACTCAAGCATAAGTGGCTTGAATCAGAAAAAATGGGCCACGATATTGGATTCGAAAGAGCATTATTCGATTGGATTAAAAACCATAGAAGCGAGTATAAAAAACACCAAAAAATAAATTTTTAATATAAATAAAGAATATGACAGGAGATATACTTAACTTTATTCAATCGGTAGGAGTACCAATCACTGTAGCATTAGCAACTGGCGGATTCTTATTTCTAATTCTTAAATTTATCTTGGCTCAAGTAAAAGACCAAATTACAGGTATATCAAATGCATTACTTTCACTAGAAAACAAATGTGATGTAATGAATAATGATATCGTAAAAATTGATGCTCTTTTCTCAAGTGCATTTAATGTAGAACCGAATCTTGACCGTATCGCAGCAAGCGAAGGTAAAGAAGATTGCAGAGACGACTAATATGAGAGATTTTTTAGAAGACAGTAAAGACATTATAGATCGTTTAGCCGAAGCATCAAAAGCTCGTAGACAGTTGGATAAACTACGTAAAGATAAAGAATCAAAAGAGTTTATGCGTTTATCTAAACAAACTGTCAAAGGTGATTTCTTTGATGCAGAAAAAGAAATACGTGCTTTATATAATTTGGCTAAGAATGGCACAGACTATAATCGTAAAAGAATGCAAGATTTAATTAAGAAACTTCAAAAGATTGATAAATCAGCAGCTCTTTATAGTGACAGAAAATCAGTACCTAAAAATTATCAATAAACATGAGCGGAAGAGATTTTTT